TTAGAATCAAGACGGTCAACTACCTGCTGAAGAAGATCCTTAACAGCCTCTCCATTAATAATATCAATCTTCTCTTCTAACTTACGGGTGTTAATATCTACGTCTTTACGTAATTGAACTATAGACTGTTTCAAAGGCTCCAACTCTTCAAGCTGGTTCTTTGTCAATCCAATTGGTTCAATTCGCAACTCGTCTCTCATAACTCAAATATTAGGCTTGCTGATTCTCTCGGTTGCGCTTCTGATTGATGGCTGCTATCAGCGTATTATACTCAGGAAGCGTCATGTCATAGAATGATTTCATGTCAACAATCTCAGAAACTGAAACGAAGTTACTAATAAGCTGAGCGACGTTGACATTGAGCATCTCGCCGGTGATCGGAAGATTGACATTCATCTCTTCTCCACACGCTGAACACTTAACTCGACGTATCATTGTAAGACCATGAGAATCGATATAGTTGAATGCAATAGCGGCAAAGTAAACTGCAAGGTCGAGGTTCCTGACATAATTGATGGTGTCCTCAGACACATGACCACAAAGAGTACAAGCAGCCATACCATCCTCAAACCCCGAGTTATACTTGTCATCATCTAGAGCCATAGCATACTCCTCGATCTGAGTTTCCTGAGCAACATTGACCTTAGTGAACTTATAGGTAGTTTGACCAATCTTCTTTTCAAGGGTCGGTTTCACGCCATTTGGAAGACGAACCGGAACCATATTCTCAGCAGTCATGAATGACTCTATGATGTGACCCTTCTTACACTGGACGTTGAAGCCTAATTGGTTCATAGAAATGGCAGCTACAGCCAAAGCAAATAGATAATCACGGTCATAAGGCGTGATCCTGTCAACATCATTCTTAGGTGCAAGAAGTTGCACAAACTGTGTCTTGCGTATAATAGAAGACTGTGACAAATTAGGAATTTCCCTGAGGTCATCAATCTTAGGAGCTCTCAGCTCTATCGAGTTGAGTCCCATCATTCCGTTAGAAGGTAAATAAACTCTCATAATCTCCTAAATACGTTAAATATTCACTGCAAGAGGATTCTTTATCGTGCCAAATAACTGGGAGTCAGAAACAAGAGTGTTCTCAGAAACTTCTGTAAAGTTGTTATAGGCAAATGACACCTTAAATGTCAATAACCCTTGTGATGCACTAAATCCAGTTGGTTGTGGCATGCTTATTGCACAATTCATATAAACTCTAGTCAAACCATCGGTGAATTGACTAATAGTCAGCTTGTTGTAGTTTTGTGCAAGCAAACCATCATCTGCTATTTGCTCATTATAGAGATCATATAACTTCTTGGTGACAGTCCAATCTTCAAGATCCCAATAAGTTAACTGAAGATTCTCATACTGTTCTAATTCAGCTGTTACACCAAAACCTGCATTTGGATTTGACTTAAATGCGATCTGACCTGACGGATGGTTGGCATCGATCATTGAAAACAATGGAATGCTAGTCACATCAGGGATCATAGAACCTCTAAAGAGATCAACTGGAGTCCGTTGTATAAAGAAAATAGCACGATTCTTAAGAGCCACAGACTGATTGGCGAGTTGACCAAAGAGAGTATCCTTCTTTGTATTCTGGGAATGTCCAGGCACAGGCACTGCTGGATTCTCAATAAGCCATTGCTTAGCCCAATCGTTTACCATTGCACCCGTGCCATAAAGGCTACCCTTATAGACGTTTCCGAAGAAGTCCTTCAAAGCCATAGTTAATCTTCATTTGCTTGAGGTGACCAATCAGTATCATTCGTTGACACTTTAGCAGTCTGAGTACCACCCGAGGCAGCAAAGTTCGGGAAGGTGTATTCACTTGAATTCTCAATCTCGATAGTTGCATTAGCGCCTGCTTGTCTGACTGTGCGATTTGCACGACCTGAGTGCACTGCACACGTGACTGAAAGTGTGGTCGAATTCGTTTTGCTTACTATTAACCAAGACATGATTTTACTAGATTTACTTTAATATACCTCTGTACCTTCCACCTGCCATTCTTCTGAGCAGGAGACTAAAACAGATTTGGTGCCTCCTTCTGCAGGAAACACCAAACTATTTGTGGACAATCCCAAATAAGGTTGAGGTTCGACGAAACTCCTTACAGGTTTTTTTTTAAAGCGTTTACGCCACGGTGCAAGCCGAAACCAGCCAACATCTCTGCATCCTTTGCAAGAGGCAAATCCCAAACTTCAACAGGTTCAACAATGCCGTTGTAAACAAAGGTAACATCCCATTTAAGAGGTTCAGTGACATTACGATAAGACACTGTGGCTGGGTTGCGGCCCTGAAGCCAACAATGTTTTAAAATTGTAGGAGAACTTGGAACACCACCCTGAATCGGGAATACATAGACATCAAAGTAGTAATGAGACCACGGTGTGGACACATACAACAATTTAAGGAGCTTATACCGAATGGCAAACGATTTAGTCTCCACGATTGTACATGCCCACTTACCCGAAGACTCAAAATTAGTCGTAGGGAGAGCTACACGCTCTCCCTGATAATCGACAGACACCTCAGCACGCTGTGCAGAAGGCAACGATGTAGACTCTACGAGAAAGCCATCCTCGAAAAGACCTGGAATAACCACGAGATAATCATAGGAATTCGCAGGCCCAAATCCTCTAAGAAGAGTTCCGAATAATGCAGTCTTAAGAGACATAAGACTAATTACGATCAATTATTAATTGAACGGAATCGCAGTGGAAGGTTCAAGACCCCGATAGTCAGACAACCATTCAAGGTAGTCATAGCTAAACTGCAGTGTCCACACCCAGTTAGTAGTAGGTGCGTTGTTAGCAAGATTCACGTCCTGTCGACCCTTCAAGAAGCAACCAACCATCTTAACACCGAGAACGGGTGCATCAGTATAGTTGTTAGCATCCGTAACGGTACCACGAAGGCCACGAGCGTAAACCTCGATGTCAAACTTATCAACAAATGACCAGAACATCAATGCACCGGTGTCTTGTTTATACACCTTACGCATATAGGAGTTGAAGGTGTTGTTCACCTTGGCTAACTCGCCTTCAGGCATGGTACAAGTCCAGTTGCCGCTGTTAGTTGGAAGCGATGGGAACTTAATACGCTCACCTTGGAACCACAAAATGTACTCCTGCAACTGCTCAGTTGGGAAGTTGGTCGAGGCAACGAGAATCTGAATGTCAGACAGTGCCGGGATAACGACCGTGAAGTTATGGGTATTCAATGGATTACCCAAGAAACTCGTAAAAGTGTTGGCTTTTAAACTCATAACTTATCCTCCTTATTTAATTGATGCAGAAACAGAATTGTCGGTAGCTGTTATGCGAATCTTCACCTTCTCGATGAGCTTCACAAAATAGCAAGTGTAGTCAATGATGAGAATCTCACCACCGTTTGTGTCAATATCCTGGTTGTTTGCTTCATTGCACTGTACAGTAGACTCCTTGCGCAGAGCACCTTGACCCTTCAGACGGGTGAGGTCAGCAGAAAGCAGGTTCTGAACGAGCTTCTTCTGATTGTCAGTGTTGCCTGTGTGGATGACATCCATTGCAACGACAAAAGCATACTTCAAAATGCGGGCACACACACGTGACACGTTGAACTTGGAGTAGTAAGACGTAGCACGCGGATGCAATGAACGCACACCGAAAATGCGAGGACCAGTAGCAGTCTGATACACGCAGTTGACGCCATCTTCCTGAAGTTCAAGAACCTCTTGGAAGGTAAGAGTCTTGGTGATAACACCACCAAACGCACCCCAAGCCCGAGCTGAAGGCAACTGGTTGACTGAAGCCTGATTAGCCACGTTAGCAAAATCACCGGCAATAGTACCAATACCATTAAGGATATAAGTGTAACCATTGAGGGTGACAGACTGGCGACAGGCGTAGAAAGCACTGTTCATATTGGCAGTCAACGACTGCTTATAAGACTCAATAGAAGCCTTATCCCAGGTAGAAGTCACAGGGTAACCAATCAAAGCCACAATATCGGTACGAGATGCAGCCAACGAAATCAGAGAACCTGCTTCAGTACTCACTGTGGTAGCTGGATCAATGATAATAGAAGCATCAGACGTTTCGATGTCATAGAAATAACTGTCATAGACAGAAGTCAAAGCCGCAGCAGTCTTAGCAGAAACGGTGTTCCTTGCAAAATCTGTGAACGTAAACGTCATCTCGAAAGTTTCTGCCACTGTCGGGAACGCACCATTAGCACGCAAGAAATCAAAGTATTTACTCTGCTTAATGCGAGTACCAATGTACCAATCCTGACCATCGACGATGGAACCTTCCTTCAAACCACCAGTCACCTTTTCAAGGATGATGGTGTTATCATTCACGTCCTTGCAGGTAAACGTAATAGTGACATCACGGTCACCGTGCACAGTTGCTTCAGCAACCTTAGACATGACAACAGACAACGTAAAGTTACTGTAAGTGGGATCGCACATAGGCGCTGGATTACCCGGATACTTGAAGATAACACACGGGGTGTCTGTAGAACCACCGTATGCTTCTTTCTCGGCGACCGTCATCGTGGTCTTTGCCAACGGAGTTGGATTCTCACCAGTTGGGTCAACGGCAGCGAGACTGAACTTGGCAAATAGGTCAGTAGAGGCTTGAAGCCGTACGACTTCAATGGTCTGAAGACCTGCCAAGAATGCGTTGTAGGCTGTAACCCATGAATCAGTCATCTTGCTCGCTAGCAACGGCCAATTAGCCAAGAATGTGGCTCTATCACAAGAGACTAACTCGTTATAAGGACCCCACTCATGGTCGATAACGATGGCGCCAACATCTTGACCCACCTGCTGTGAATAGCTGGGAAGGTCAACAAAACCAACGTCAATTAATTGTCTCATTATTTGTTAATTTAAGAGTGTATTTGTGTTATATATTGGGCTACAACGTTCGTGCGAGCACGTGGCCTACAATTAAAGACACAGCACTAACTGTAATTACAATATTCCAGTTGGTTTTATACCTGTACTCAATCTTAGGTGGTTGATTAATCAGATAATCGATGCTTGATGTCTGAATAGAAATAATTGAATCACGCATCTGAATCTGTTGGAGATAAAGAGGCTCCTTCCTAAACAAGTCACGCTCTGATTGCAGAGCATGAAGCGCAACGCGCAGTTCAGCAACTGCGACCATAACTGAGTCAGGCTCAACTTGTTGAAAAGTGCTATTGAGCGTGTCGCTGCTCAAACTCTGTGAGAGCAGAGCGGAACTGCTCAAGAACAGCGCTATTAGGAAGAGAATCAATCGTTTCGTGGGCTTGTTGTGATGTTGTTGTAATGTTATCAATCTTACCCTGGATTGTGTTAATCTGATAAGTAATTGAGTCTACTGCTCTCATGTCCTGCACAACCTTAAGCGGTACAGTTATTTCAGTGGTGGCTGGTTGAATATTATGTCTCTCACCTAGTAGATATCCAAGGAAGAACAGACACACACCAACAATGCAGACTATAATTTTATTCCATGTATTCATGTTAACTAATCTTTATGTTCAAGACAATCTGAAGCATCAACTTGAGCATGATCGACCTTGACAAGAACCTCCTTATTCTATCTGACAACAACCTCACGGATTTCCTTGACGGCGATTGTATCAACCATGACGAGATTGGCAAGAACCTTCATCTCACAAGTGCGAACGGGACCCTTATCTGAGTAAAAATCAGACTCTGACTTAACTTCTGTGCGGATTAATCTAAGACCAATATGAAAGTTGGGATCACCTCCATACTCAAAGAAAACATATGGATTTCGAGCGTGGAAAAGTCTCATCTTGCGACGAGCATAAAGAACTTCATCTTGACGAGAACAAAACACCTTAATGGTGTAGGTCTGCTGATAAGGGAAACCTACTGTGAAATTTAGAGCATCTTCGTAGGTATAACGAGGACAGAAGTCATTATCTTCTAAAGAACGATAAATAAGTGCTGAAGGAAACTCCACCACCTTCTTATCGTGTTGAAATGCAAACTCTTCCTCCGCAAACTTCACTGAGATTAATTCAGGAAGCATTGTAGGAACGTACTTTTCAACCAATGCCTTCTCAAACTCGATAATCATTAGAGATCGATGTCTAACTCATCTACATTAGCAAAGATAGCAAACACCTTTGCTGTTTTGTCATTGTTCTCAATAACCTTAGTCTTACCAAAGCCTTGGATGTCAGGCTCTTCACCTGAATAAAGGATTGTGACATCGTCATAACCCTTTGAGGCATACTTAGCTGTATTGATCTTGGTAAGATTAGCACGATAATCAGCATCCAGCTCAAGAATCTGCTCATCGTTAAACCCAAAACCTGTGAGATTCAAAGTATTAAACTGAGGAGAGCCATAAAGAGCCATGCTGCCTTGTAAGTTAGCTTCATTCATATTGTTGGTTTTACACCACGTTCGACATAGATTAATAAACGCAAAATACCATCATTAAGACGGTGAACTGGGGCAACCTTTGCCACTGTATAAGCGACATCTTCAACTATGATATTGTCACCATTATTAACGAGACGCGGAAGCCCAGTGAGTGTCATCTGCACAAGCCAAGGAATCTTAGATTCATCTTCGATGAGATCACCAAACAAATCTTGAACAAAGAAGAGATCTGCCTTCTTAGAAAGAAGAATGCGCTTCTCCATGCGACCTTCCTCAATTGCTCGTGAATCATCATAATGATCCTTCTCGATCTTATTGAAGACGATTGTGGCATTTTGAGCCAAAGGATTAAGACCTATGACTATGTCAGCCATAGTTCTTCTGAAGTGATTCTGATGTTCAACACGTTCAGAATAAACACCTTGACTATTCGCTATCGTCTCCACTAGCCTTGCGTTGTGCTTCTGCTAACACTTCGTTGTAATCATCACCTACAAATGGTTCAATGTCAGGGTCCTTAAATACAGCCCTAAACTTATCGCCATCCTTATAGATGGAAAACACCTCAGCGTCAGTGATTCGATGTTTCTTTAGATTCATAAAACCACCTTATACTTCTTGTTTCCTGAATTATATACCGGAAACACTTGTAAAGATTCTAAATACTGCTGTTCAGTCATACACTCAGGTGCTGATAATTTCCATTTTTGGAACACTTGTCTGGGGTAAATACCTTGATGGTATGTTTTACCATTCAGGGTAAAAATTGTGTTAGCCCAATACTTCATTATCAGACTATCTGATACGTGCTCAAACCCATACTTGGCATAAAAATCATCAGGTGCCGGGGACAAATCCCTATTGCAATAGGAAATTAATACTCCATGAAGATCCTTGGTGATTTCCTTTAACAACTTACTGTACGCACCCACAACTGAATAGTATTTCTTGCATGCAAATCTTGCAATCTCATATTCAGAATTCTTCGTTAATCTTAATGATATTGATGCTACAACAATGCCATTGTACTTAAGAGATACCTGCTTGATGCATCTACAATCACCGTCTACATGATTATCATTAAAGAATTGTGAATTCTTTCCATATTCAAAACTACAATTTCTTGCATACACCCTGTTGGGAGCCAAACCAAGCTTTGTTAGTATAATAGATTTTACAAGGTCTAATGGAGTATCTTCCCAAAAATGAAACAACTTTATTCCGTTCCTTAATGCTAAATCGGTTTTGTCTCTATGATAATACTTAGGCTTTCCTCCAGGTCCCGATTTGTGATAAAAATATCCGTTAAACTCAAACCCGACCTTGAATTTTGGTAAATAAACATCTATTTCATAAGATGACTTACCAACCACAAGACCTAAACCCTTAGCATTTGAAACTACTTCAATTCCTTGGGACTGCAACCACTCGGTAACCTCTCGTTCTCTTTTAGACCTCCACCCATTTCTAGAACACTGAGGACATCCGCCACCTGCTAAATGATTATAAAGCATCTGCTTGTAAACACCGTGAGTTGAGCATATAAAATCCACTTTTTCATGCATCGACACCTCACCTGCAACAATTTGTTCATAATTAGGCAAATGCTTAATATCATCCAAAAACCACTGAGGTAGTGGATTCTGTCCTCTCCTATGCCTTCCTAAGGATATAGCCATGGACTCTCTACCGCACTTTGGGCATGATTGCCCCTTCAGATGAGCCTTTATCGTTTGATAATACAAACCGTGAGTAGGACAATTAAATCTTGCCTTATCATGAGAGGATAAATAGCAATTTAGCACTGCATTCTTATCAGGAGATCCCTCTAAATCTGCTACAAACTTATCAGGAAATGGATTTTCCTCTCGCCTTTTTAGGGCTATTCTCCTTGCAATTTCTTTACGTTCTTCTTTAGACTCTGGTAACATACCTTATAGAATAAATTCAATTAGATATATTATCCATTTGAATAAAGAAGGATCCCATCCTTCATTTCAGCAAGCTGAGTCTCACGCTTCTCTCGTGCCTTTTCAAGTGCAGAAACGTTAATCTGGCCATCATCAGACTTAAGCTCCACGGCCGAGAGATATGAAATTTCCTTCTCAAGCATCTTCATAATGACATAAGATTTGACATACTGAAGACGATCACCTGTGAGAGTTTCGAGATCTTCGACTGAGACTGAACGCTTGTACTTAACAAAGCAAGGAAGATAACGACAGAACAAGACTTTATTGGCTGAGTCATAACTCCACTTCACAAACCTATTACCTTGATAGGGCAAGGTAAGCCACACAGCACAAATAGCACGTGTGTTCTTAGGCATGTAAGTAGTAATACCTGTAGTCTGCATTGTCTCATAAATCTCCAAATCAGAGGCAAGGTCATCAACACACAGATTGATTAACTCATCAAAGTTGGTTAAATGACCATTACCCCAAATTGAAGCTGAGAATGGCAGAGGATACTCTTGTTCTATCTTAGACTTAAAGCTCATAATCGAAAATTAAGCCGGGGTGGCAGCAGAGTAGTGCTCCTGCAACCATTGCATTGCTTCATTCTGGTTTTCAAAAGTCTTGGCTTCAACCAAGGTATCACCGTTCATGATTTCAATTCGTTTGGCAAACTCGTCATAATGCCAAGTGTAGTCCTGACTGTCCTTGACTCTCTTATAATGCTTAAGATTCATAACTGTTAAAAGTTTTAATTAAACTAAACACCTTAATATACAATCGCGTGTGTTAATGGTCAGAAACACAAGATGTACTTGAAGTTGCCTGAATTGTAGACTGGAACCACCTTCCAATTCTCATACAACAACTCTTGCTCAGTCTTAGCTGAAGACTCGATGCCAAGCATAGCCAATAATTTATGCTTCTGACAAGCTTGTCGTGGAATCACAGTCCGGGCATAACCTGGAAATGATGCATCAAGGGAGAAATAACTTAGGATAGGAGAACACTCGCCTAAATACTCAAAACCATTCTTAGCGTAGATAGTCTGAGTTGGATCAGGAGACAAGTCCCTATTGCAGTAAGACAACAACTGATTGTATCCCTGCTGTTTCAAGAACGTTGTAACATGCTTTAACAGCTTCTGGAAACCACCAACTACTACGCAAAAGGGCTTACAAGCATACCTTGCTATCTCAGGCACGCCATCTGTAAACCTAATGGTCATTGTAGCTACAATCTGACTCTGATACACAAGCGAGAATTGCCACTTAGAGGGGGCATCACCATCAATATGCCAATCATTCAATACCTTTGTACGTCGAGTAGTGTCCACGCTACACTTACGTGCTTGAATACGCTTATCAGCTAACCCTAATTTGGATGCTATTATCGATTTTACTAAATCCTCATTGACATACTCCCAAAAATGATACAACCTGATTCCTGATTCTAATGCCAACTGTGTCTTATGCTGATGGTAATCACGTGGCTTGCCACCAGGACCTGAATGGTGATAAAACAAACCATTAAACTCAAAGCCTACCACCAGGTCTGGTAAGAATGTGTCAACCTCATAACGAGAATCACCGTCTTGTAGAATCCTTACATTATGCTCTACCTTAAGACCAAGGTATTCAAGCCACTGCTGAATAGCAATTTCACGTTTAGACCTGTAAGTTCCTTGAACACATTGAGGACAACCCTTACCCGCTAAGTGATCATAAATCAACTGATAATACCAACCATGCTTTGAACAGCTAAACTGCGCCTTGTCATGACCCTTAAGCTGTAATGACAACACAGCATCCTTATCTGGGGACCCCTCAAGATCATTGATAAACCAATCGGGATACGGTCTATCCTTTCTGTGTTTCTCGGTACGAGCTTTGGTAAGATTAGCATGATTCTTCGAGAGGAATTCAGCATACTTATCAGACCTACACTTAGGACAAGCACCACCTCTGAGGTGCGACTTAACTAATTGACGATAAACTCCATGGGTAGGGCATTGAAAATCAGCTTGATCAGACTGCCTAAGAAGACCTTGATCAGCCCTCAACCTAAACTCAGGTGTGAGATCATTAAGGAATTGCTCTGAAAATGGATTAGCCAAACGTTGCCGTTGAGATAGCTTATTACCACGATTACACCGTGGACAAGAACAAGACCTCAAATGGACTGAAACAGCTTGTTGGTAATCACCGTGCACGGGGCAGTGCCAAGTCAATACGGCTGATGATGCAATAGTTACAGGAGGCACCTCAGACACAAGGTCCTTAAGAAACTCCTCAGGCCATTGACCTGATGCAACTATCTCAGACTTCTTATAACTTGACATACACCTTATAATACGAACGAAGGGAAGCGGTGAGGCTTCCCTTCAATCCTTTGAACCTTCTTACGTAGCTTAGGCGACAGTGATCGGGATGACAGCCATCGGCTTGTCATAACGATAAGCGCACATTTCGACAAAGGCCTGACGAACATTGATGTTGATGTTGATGGCATCAGTCGGAGCCACAGGCATGAACATGCCGAGGTAGAAGGCCGCATCGTACCACTGAGCACCACGATAAGTCATCCATGCCTTGTCGTTGGCGAGCTTGTCGTCATAGAACACGGTGTAACGACCGATAGTACCGATCTTACGAGGACCATTGAAGCCATAGTCAGAGTTCGACTGCCACTTCTTGTAATAGGTGTCAGGCAGAGATTCGAAGAAGGCCTTGAGATTGTTGCCAATCACTAGGCAGTTACCTTCGATACGACCAGTGTTGGTCTGAATGGTCTGCGAGATCACGTTCAGGTCTTCGAGCACCTTCTGAACTTTGAGGTTCAGATCGAGAATAGTGGTCGGGATGGTCAGGGTGACTTGGGTGCCCTTAGCACCATTGTACATGCGGTCGAGGATGTAACGTACCTGATACTGGTACAACAGATCGAGCACGCGCTTGGTGGTTTGGGTGCGGATGTCAATTCCGAACTGCTTTTTCTTGACATATTCGGAGAAGATCGTCCACTTCATGGCGAGAACACGAGGTTTCGCAATCAGAGGAACCATCTTCATGTCTTCAACGACTGACGGGATGTTCTCGTCGGTGGCATACTCAATGTTCCACACGTAAGAAACTGTAGCAGCCTTGAAGTTGCCCCTGATCGAGATGATACCGGTGGCAAGTTCGATGGTAGCAGTCTGAGCCGGGGTAGCACGAGAAGCAAAGTTCATCTTGCCATCCGAAGTATTGACATACTCGAAATCTCCAACGGTAGTGTCGTCGTTCGTGATTGCCACGATCTTGGTAGCGAGCAGAGCCTCGTCGTCGTTCAGAATCGGGTAGTAGGCGAGGGCAGCTTCCGAAGAAACCACAACACTCGACTCTTCCGTATAGCTGAAGTCATCAGCAACCAACTCTTCGCCAAAGATTTCACCAGTAGGATAACGACCGTGGATGGTACGAAGACCGGCAGGAGTCTCGACTTTTTCACCCTTAATGGTGTCAGCCTTGTTGGTGGCGGTGAGCAATTCAGAAGTGATGATATAAGCCAAATCCTGCTCCATGTCCTGGACGGAAATGAGCTCTTTCAGAGGGAACTCCGGATACCAGGCCGTGATAATAGGCCACAATTCCGGAAGATAAGGACCATAGTTATTCGAGGTGATAAAAGCACGGCCTTCCTCAGAGTCCATGACTCTTTTCTTGAACTGGGTAAGGATACCGGCCTGGATGCCTCTTTCTTCCACTGTTTGTAAATCAGCATCCGACACTCGACTATAACCGGCTACGTCAGAATGGCGTGACACAAACTCCATAGAGTCTGCGATGCGCTGTTGAAACTTTTTGTTGAGGTCGATCATATTGAATTCTGTTAATTGTTTATTATTTGGTCTGATTACAATTTCGGATGATTATTCCGTAGGCGGTTCGTCGTCCGATCCTGGAAGACCTTCGGTTACTTCATCAATAACTTCGATAACGGTTTCGAGAACCGTAGTAGGATCAACTTCGGCCATAGCCTCTTTGGCAATCTCGATGATTTCTTCTGAAGAGTCAGAATCCATCAACTTGGCGCGAAGTGCTTTCTTGTAGTCCTCATCCATGGTGCGAGGTTGTTTCACCTTGGAGAGCTTCTCTTTGGCATCAGTGACTTCCTGCTCGAGATCGTCAATGACATCAGCGAGAACTTCGGTAACGGCTTGAAGAGCGAGTTCAGGCTCGACTGAAGTCAACTGTTCCTTCACAACTTCAACCGCTTCTTCGGTAGACTCAGTGTCCATCAAACGCTTTCTCAACAGAGCTTTAGCACGACGAACACCCGAATCCTTAATCTTAGGCTGCTTACCGCCTGAAGCGGAATCGGCAACTCTTGCAAGCTTGTTAATGTCCATAATTTTACTTATTGTAGATTTTACAAAATATATTACAAATTCATTTGATTCAAAGCCAGGCGCAATTCACGCAAAACTTTAACCATGTCTGAACTAAGTGTCAGAGGTTTTGGGTCTGCAGAATCACGAAGCTTGTACTGATCAAGCAACTCCTTGTAAAGAGGATTGGATCTTAGGGAATCCGTAACTTGAGTTGCTGTCATGTGTAAATCAGAGAAGTTAGGATTTCTCACGATATCCCAGGTAATGAGAGCGAAAGAATCCTCATCAATGTAAGTGTTACCTCGTTCATCAGTCTTGTTGTCACCAAAACCACGAGTTGAAACGCCAACTGGAACACCAACATCAACAAGAGCCTTGATAGCATTACCTTGCTCATTGTTAAGCAAACCAAAACGACCAAATGGATTGTCACCCTGCAACCACACAGACAGCACGACGTGAGAAGCCTTATCGTAAGGGGTTTTGATGTACTCTTCGTCAGGAATTGGGTGCTCAATCATACCCAAACACTCACGATTGCGGATCATCTCCTTCACGCAATCTTGACATAAGATTTTATGCCAAAACGTGGGCTTGTAATAATAACCGTTGGGTGATACAATGTCAACTTGTGAAAGTTGGCCTTCAATGACCGGGATAGTTACACCTGACTCAGTCTTAATAGAGTCAGACACTCGAAACGCTGTCTTGTAAGGCAAATGAACCTTGGTGAACATAAATACATTACTTTTCTGTAATATATTTGGGGTTCACTTTCTTTTTCGCTGCCTGCTTTTCAGCTTCTAATTCTGGATATTCTGATTTAACTATCTTGTCTCTTAAGAGCTTACGCTCGATTGTCTTGGCCATCAGTGGGTAAAGACTCAATACAGCGAATAGATGCTTGCAGTTATGAACTGCAACATCTTCCACAATGTAACTTTCATCATCTTCTACCTGCAGGTTAAACACCTTAGATGGTCCTGATTCTACTATCTCCTTAATAATCTTGGGCTGATAAATCACACCCTCAACTTCCTTAGTTGACAGTCGCCATAAAGAGTTTCTTATCTCTTTATAACCACCCTTGCACATCAACACGTCCGCACCTACCCGCATCATAAAGTCAGTACATTGATCACCTGTTAATCTTATATAATACATTCTCTTACAATGCACTGTATGTCCGTATTCTTCAAATGATTCTCTATCATAGTAAGCTAATTTGACATCGTACCACTGTTTGAGCAAGATAAACAATATGTTCATCATCTGCTTATTAGTGTTAAATAATGTGCAATAAACTGTGTTAGAACCCTTTTTACCCGCACCATTCACGATGGTTCCATCACCCAAGAAGAACCCCTTGATAAACTCAAATTGTGCCTCTTCTGACCAATTCAGAATATCTTCAGATATTCTCTTCTCTTGGTTTAAAAATGCATTGGTGAAGTTCACTGTATCTAAGCACCTTTGATTGCATGCAGCATCTGAGATTCTCAACACAGCTGATGTTCCTTGCTCCCTTACATTTTCTGAATAAATCCACTCTAATCCCAAAGCATCCCAAATCTTGTGATATTGAGTTTGCATATCTTTATTCAAAGCAATCACATTGCTCTTACACCTGAATCTACTATTGCATACAATTCCACGACGGGTATTTGATTCCACGCAATTCATGTGACCGTCAGCGGCATACAAACCTGCAATAAAAGCTTCACGTAATGGAACATCTATCGAGTGATTTAAAATCAACCGTGGAGCCACTAAGAAATCTCCTACCTTCAACTCGTCTGCCTGTACCCACTGTAAATTTCCCTTAAAATTCCGTGTTGAAGCTGTCTTGTACTTTGATATTTCTGCTAAAAACGAGTGATTGTTAGTGGTTGTTATCCATGTGCTGCCATATCTTATCCTGATTGTCTTATCTGCATCATGCTCCAGTACACTCAAGACCTTCTTTAATCGACCCTTGTGAGTAAAAACATAATCACCGGCTTTCACCTCATCTATGCGTTTGAATCCATCCTTTGTAAGGACTAACGTGTCAGGTGCAAAGCAGGTGGCACCTTGTTGAAATCTATTACGAACTTTAGGTCGTCTATGCTCCGGTACAATACCGTAATGTTTTTTCCATGCTATGTATCTGAAGCCCCAATACAAATAGGCAGGGCAATTGGATACTATAATGTTATTTGCCAAATAATTATGAGGCTCATCAGCCAAAATCAAATCGTAACCACATTGAGGTTCAACCGGTTCACTGCTTATAATTCTATACAACGCAAACTCATCGACATTTGACTGACCTCTACTGTTATTCTGACTTATAATATCCTTATCTCTGAACAAATGCTTATACCTATTATAAAAATGGTAGAAATCATTTACTGACGTAGACACAGCATAGCATGTTGACCTGTTATCATTGGCGTATTGAGAAACGTATGTAGATGCATGAACACCAAGTGACACCAATATCATTTGCAACATATCAACTAAATCACCTGATGTTGATAACCACCTAAAACTATCATCTACAGCACCATCTCTTAACAAATGCCCTACTAAGAATGATGCTTTTGCTTCATCTGACCAACTAAGAATTTCAGGGTTGGGTGCCTTTTGTTTAGAAAACCTTCCACAATACTTTACGCAATCTTGCGCAAATTGTTTGGAATAAACATGCACAACCAACCATCTCCTACCATTGTATTCTTGTCTCTCAAACCTCACCCTAACTCCTATGCCTTGAAAATATTGTCTTATATCTCTGGCTATAGTTTCCTCCTCATTCACATTTAATGTGATTCTTACTTCAGTCCCATGCTCCGTTGCTAAACACCCCTCAGCCAAATAATATCCCAACATTCTTGCATAATCCACATCAAATTGACCTTCTCCTTTTACCAAAGGTAAACACAACAACTCCCCAATCTTATACTGATCTAAGGAATGCATTTGGTACCTGCTAAAATTATCAGCTACTGGCCTCTTTGCATGCTTAGGAATAAACCTTCTCTTATTATAGAGAGAAAATGCAGAAGCCCGTCTGTAAGACTCAGACAACGGTCTCATAAGCTTACCACAACCACACGCACAAATATCTCTATATGTAGAGAACAATAACTTATGATCAGTTGTAACGACAATAGGGTTGCGCATTCCACGAACTGTCACCTTCACCCAATTATCTTTCAACTGTGACTTCTTTAACCCACACACAACATGCCACTGAGAATCTGAACCCAACACATAATCACCTTCAACCACTTGTTCAATATTCTTATACCCACTCTTTGTAAGAATGCGTGTACCCTCGGCTAAACAATTGCAATCGCAACGTAAGGGTGAGTTGAGCAACACCTTATAAACCTGTGGGGGTAAGATTGGTTGATTAGCCTGAACAAACCCCGCACGGGCATAAGTTGCAAAACGACTTGAGTATAGCTTAATGACTTTGAGAAGAGCCAAGTGAGTCTCAAGGTCAACTATTTGAAGACGCTGAGTCCAAAACAAACCTGGAGTTGTTCCGGACTCAGTCTTAAATGATATCTCAGCTTTGTTATAGTCGACGGAAACTAACTTAATGTTGTGCAATTTACGTGCACGCTCAGCTACCTTAAGGTACTGACGCTCACTAAGCAGTTTCCGATACCCGAAGTTAGCCATTGATACGCTTTACAAAGGCTTCAGAAAAGAACTTCTTGCACGAGTCAGCAATTGGAGCATCCTCAGTGACAGTAGCGCCGGGATAAGCTGATTCAAGTTTGCGAACAGCCGATTCAATATGGCGGGCACGAATGTTCACCTCTTCAGTTCCCTTCTTGGACTTAATAGTGGCAACAAAGTTGGGAGCTGTACCTGAGACAGTAATTTTTGCACCCTCATACTCAGGTTGGCCTACACCTGCTTGATTAAAGAGTTCCTGGAAGTTAGGAGCGAGAACATTCTTCACCTCATTATAGTAATTGAGGAACTCCCTCTTCTTTGCTGCAGGTAGCTCATTGTAGTGCTTGACAAGAGCGTCAACAAACTCAGAATCAAACTCCATCTCTTCGATCTGTTGAACCTCTTCTTGGGTGAGACCCTCTAGGAAATCGAGGGTCGGCTCACCAGTCTCCTCATCATAAGACTCAGAGTAATTGATTTCACCCTTGTCAGTGCGAGCGTCATCAATGAGCTTACGGATAACAGATACCTTGACCAGGTAGGAAAGCGTAGTCTTCTCTGGATCAAACTTGTCAAGAAGAGTTTCTTCCTTACCGTCACGACGAGCCTTGGGAGTCATGAACTCAATGAAATAGTCAGAAGCAAGATCCTCAATCTCACCCTTATAAGCTGGGTAGTAAAGTTTCTGATACTTTCTGACAAATGGAAGGATCATCTTATAGAGATCATACTTAACTTCATCAGTCTGATCCTCAGGAGCCATGTCGTGTACGCGTTTAGTTTTCTTAGACTTGCGACCTGCATTCTTACGATAATATTTCTGTAAACCTTTGGAGACCTTTTCCCCAAAGTTCTTCTTTGCTATTCTGGACTTAAGTTTCATAGTTGAAATACTTTACTGGGTTACATCTTCAGTGACATCACCTGCGGTATCTTCCTTTTCTTTACCAACGATATCGGTATAATTCTGCCAAGCACCGTTATCTGGGCGATATTGAATTTTAACAACACCATCCTTAGATGAATCAACATTGATAATCTTTGCTGGTTGGTCGTTGCCATAATCAACTGATGTTGGGAACTTGCATTGAATTTCAATGACCTTACGCTTACCTGAAGCATTCATGGCCTTGGTAGCTGTAGTTGTGTTCTTCCAAAGAGCATCCTTGAAAGCATCGAAAGTCTCCTGAGTAATAGCTTCTTGAGTCATACCCAATCGACGTCCGATACGATGACCGAGAGTGCCACGATCTTGAACCTTAGAATCTTCAATCTCATTTAGATCGAAGACATCTTTCAAGTGTGCAAACAAGTCAGTCACTTGATCTGGGGACAGATACTGAAACACTTCTTCAAGAACAGTCTCAGCACCGACGAGATCGACCATCTCATCCCACTGAACCTTAATATCAGAAGCCTCAGTATCTTGTATCTTCTGAGGCAGAAACTGCTTAGCTAAATCTTTGATGTTCATATTGAGTTTATTAATTAGTTTCTTGTAAAAGGGCATTAAGCTCATCTTCATCTACTTCCGGTATCTCATCCGCTATCATGTCCTGAAGTTTCTCAATCTCATCACGTGATTCTATGATGTCATAGAGAGTGTTGATATCTTGAGTGTCGAGCTCATTCTTGGTTGAAAGACCTGAGAAAATTCGTTGAAGCTTAGACACAAACATATAACAAGGTTCAACTGTTAGAATTCCATTAACCTTGATAAAATGTTCTTCAATACCAGGCTCCCAAGATATTAACACATCTACTTCTACACCAACCTCCTTGTTCTCATAGTTAAGCATATAGTCAGACTCGCCCATCTTGATAGGCTCAAACCCATTAGTGATGAGCTTGTGCTTAAATGCAGAAATACCTTCCCGATTGGAAGCTGGGGTAAGGAAATCCAAATCGTCAATGCTACAACTTCTACGCTCCTTCACATGGTAAAACCGTGCAAGCATCTGCACAGCAGTACCACCCAAAAGAGCACAACCACATCTCGATGCCTCACGAACAATAGGAACATCAAGTGTAGTATAAGAATCTTTGATTCTTCTTTGTTTATGCGTCAACTTTCTATAATTCATTTCTTCTTTAATCCGATACACAGAATCTAACGTTGGAAATCACTTAACTGTAATGATGTTACCATCCTTATCCCACGTCTGCTGACCCTTCTTAAAACCTTCAGGTTGGATTTCTTCAGGAGTGACATTCTTTAGGATAGCCTCAACTGGTTGATTGACACGACGTGCAATCTCACGAGCAACAAGAATAGCAAGACGGGCAGGGTACTTAGCTGAACGATAGACTGTAGTCCTATCCTTGAGCTTATCAATGGAAGCAATGATGTAGTCATGCCAATCAAAGTCTCCTTGATCCATAGCCTGCTTACCTGGTGAGAGGTGCTCTTCCATCTTCCAACCCTTGAGTTCCTTAAAATTCTGACCATCACGCTCCTCAGGCTTGCGATACTCAAGCCCTAAGAAGTGATAGAAGTCAGCTTCTGTATTAATACCGTCAACATACTCAAACGTGAAGCGATCCTGAACACCCTTCTCAGAAATGGCATATCCCATCTGGATAGCTCTCTTGCGCAGAGCAACATTTTCATCCTGCGAATTGTGAACTATCATTCCTTGTTCAATAAGGAAGGAATGACTCCTTGAATCGACTTGTAGGTCATACACCACAGTAGTCTCACATATAGTGATTGGTTTGCTGCATAAACATTTAAACGTTGAGCCATCAACGTTGTAATGTTCTTTGTCGTCAGTAATTCTAAATGCAGCATCCTTACACACGATAATATCTTGATTTTCTCTTATGATTTTTGCTGCACACTCTCCCAGAATTGTAAAATACTGCATTGGCAAAGACCAACCACTCTTACAAAGCTTTGCTTTTCTTAGCGACCTATTATAAACTGGATATCTTTGTTTGCAGATAAGCCACAACTTATCCAACACATCGCCATTACTATTGATAAGCTGAACACCTCCACCTTTTGTGACAGTCCCATCAGCAAGGAAAAATCCGCGTAATATCTCACGTTGAATCTCCCAAGGCCAATAAAGAACTTCCTCCGATAAGAACTTTGTCTTGTTTAATTTCTTGCTTGTAACACCGCCATAATCAAAACACACTTGTGCCAACCTCTTGTCTTTGATAATTATTGTAGCTTCATTTCCTCTACCCTCAGAGTAAGAATGAACAGCTATTCCATAGCTGTCAAATAGCTCAAAATATTGATCCTTGTGTGTTCTCAACAACGAAATCCTCAAATCGAACGCTACAAAACCCTCAGCTATTTCAATTCTATAAGGTTCTGATTGCTTACTTTTCTTTCCACACGACTCTCTGACATTAAGATTACCGTCACCTAAATAAAGTCCCAACAAAAACGCTTCTGCCTTAGAAATAGGTGATTCTTGCTTTGGAAACTTCAACATTGCAAATGTCAAAGAACTCCACCTACCCAAAACTTCAGCAGGAACCCACTTTGGTGAAGTATAATGGAATGCTATTGCGCCTTGTGTACCATTACCTGACACCAAAAACTTATGATCTGTCGTTGTTGTTATAATTTGATTTCTAAACTTAATCTTCGTAACATCTTGTACTACAGACATACGGGTGTCAAGAACTTCGACTATGTTACCCTCACCATCAAATACCTTATCTCCTGGATTAATATCCTCAATATTGCGCCATCCTTGTGGTGTTATCACTCTTGTTCCTTTTGCAAGACAACCGGTCCGATAAATGAGCCACCACAACCAATCATCCTCAGAAGGACAGAGATTAAAGTCAAGATAATAACCATGGTACATACCACGCATCAAGGTTGGACCGAATATAAACTCTTCCCAAGTCCCTGAATCAACGAGATTCTGATGAACTTGTTTCCATGCTTCTGAAGAAGCAAGAGCTATTACATCAATGTCTTTGAAAGTCGAACAATTGTGCACAACAAAGTTGTCGGCTATAAAAGACTCACCATCTTCAACAGAAATACAATAGCATATACCATCCTCTTCAAACTCATCAACACTCACTATATTCTGTCCAAATACAGGAAACTGCTTATCAGCGTCAATTACTCTCTTAAATTTATTAATTCGTTTATCGAGATATTTAGCATCAGCGCAAACATCTTCCATAGTTGAGATAAAATTGTTTGCCTGGTCTGCAGAAATTCGTACCTCATAAAGGTCTTTATATTTCCCTCCAGATTTATCTGCACGACAATCGACATATCGAAGAGTCCTGTAATCCTCAGACAAAATATTATCTAAGATTTCTATCATCTCTTTGTTAGAGTTGTATATTCTTACAGATTCAGCATTGTTATATTTGCCATAAGAACCAGCACCAAGCCAAAAACCTTGAACAAAAGCCTTTTTCTCCTCTTTCTTGAGTCGCAAAATATCAAAATTACCAAACTTATCTTCACCTAGAGGAGGACAATGTATACCACCCCACTTCAATAAGAACTCTATAAGTTTGCGGTCACGTATAGTGATAAGTAGAGAATTATTCTCCTCATTGGAGTTAAATGTAAAATTCCTAAATCCAAGGTCAGCAATCAAATGCAAAAGCTCAGTAACCCTCATAGAATCTGCTGCCAAAGTTACGTGATAAATACCACCTCCTTTATAAGGAAATCTAGCATTAGTTTTATCCTTCTGCCAACACATATTGCCATCAGCTAAATACCAACCTAATAAGAATGCATAAATCCAACCTATAGACAGGTCCTCAGGTAGATTTAACTTAGGTGTGATCATCTTCCAGTGAGGGTGATTCATATTATCAGCAGGTTCCCACTCATAGGCTTTTCGAGGAGAGTTAGACTTCCATATTAAGAACTGATGATCAGGAGTGCATACAATACTGGAGTCTCTACGATAATTAACACGCACCCACTTATTAGTAGGATAGCTTACAACATCAGTTACTTTAGTCAGATTACCCTCACCATTAAACACAATATCTCCTACTTGGATCTCTTCAATAGGCTTTTTACCATAAAATGTCCTGACAAGAGTGCCTTTCGCAAAACATTTACGTCTCCACGAGCCGACGATACAATTCTTACTTATCAACCCACCTGAATAATATTGATGTTTTTGGTCATCAATAGAAATTGTAGTTACATAATTAGTCGACTCTACAATCTCTCTTACCTTTGTGGTCATTCCATGCTTACGAATGTAGAGCCTATACTCTGGTTTTGTGGAACACTCTATATCACAAATAATTCTATTACCACCTCGGTAAGGACCTCTCAATGAGGAGGTTAAACCTACTGAATGACACAATTGTTGAACATCTTCTAATAATTGAAGACTTACTGATGAAATGATTGCTGATCCCTTACTCAAGTAACCATCAGCATCCACATAACCGTCAATTAACGATAACCTTTCAGGTACTGAAAAATTATAACACCCTGAACCTAACCTCTTCGTCGCTGCCCTTCCATCAGTCATTCCATAAAACTCAAACAACTTCTGAAGATTCTTGCAGAACACATCCACAGATAAGGCTGTTTCAGTTTCCGCTATGTCAACTTGCAATCCAAGAGATTTAAGAAATGTTTGATACCGCTCTGCTTCTGCTAATTCATTTTTTCCAAAAGCCATTCTAACAAAAAAATTACCATTTTCTTGCTGCTCCTTATTTGAAATAGTACCATCACCTAAACACCTTCCTATCCAATAGGCTAATTCTCTTTTATCAAGATTATTCAAATTTAACTGCTTAATTCCTGATGAAAATTTAGCAGGTGCCTCTTGAACAAACTCTTCAGTTTCAAACTCTATAGCAGTTTGTGAAAACACAAACTGAGTATTTTTGCTGGCTGTAACTTCTCTAAAAACTTGCACTCCCTTCCAACCCTTTGCTAAGAACTTATGATCACGTGAACACTCAATCTTATGTCCACTGGCAAAAGTCACCTTATAAGTTGGCACTCTCTTTCTCATCACCACAGTAGCCTTTGAAAAC